ATCATGGTCTGTGCTGTGTCTTTAATATGCGTCCACTCCCCATGATCTTTGTCAGCTTGTTTGCCAACTTTGAGTAACCAGTCAAGGTTCATATCCTGCATAGAACTATGTGGGTATTCAAAAAACATAATCATTCCTCCTTAATAAATTAATAAAAGCAGATCCTGTGCAAAAAGGCCAGTGCAATAATCAATAAAGCTTTGTTTCCTCAGACTGAGCTCAGATAGCCCCATCTGCTGCGAAGTGGTCACACCAATATTCCCATGAATACGTCCGGAATGCTTATTCTGTCCTGTCTCTCGGCTTGTTTCACCTTTTCTGTATTCAAATGTGTTTTTGTTTTCCCCAGAGCTTTGTACTTTTGTGCTACCCCCGTACTCTGTCGTTGTTTTTTCATTCGGACTGTAGCTGGAATCATTAAAAGCACTGACTTCATTGGTAGCTGTATCTGCCTCAGAGTTGGTCGTAGTGGTTCTCTGTCCTGCCTCTGCCCTATTTACATCCTGCCCGGAACTCTGACTTGTTCGTGTCATATCTGGGCTATCTGTCCATTCTTCATGGCGGTCATAGTTTTCAAGCGGTTCATAATCAGTTAAATCTAATACTTTGTAGACTTTGCCTATGCTTCTTTTCCACTTCTTGCTCCATGCAGGGATGGCATTCTCATGCATAAAATCCCAGTCTGGATAAAGTGGTTCACAATCCCCATAGGACAAAAGCAAGCTATCAATAAAGTTTTGCCGATCTGCTGATTCTGGAAACTCCATCTTGTCAAACAGTGTGTCGTTCCATTCATAAAGTCCTGCTATCGTCACTCTATAAAGTCCCATATGGTTTCACCTCCGCAGTTTCATAGCTTCTGATCTTGATTGATAAGTTCATTTCCGGATATAATCTGTTTGTCATCTCAACACCTGCGTTCATGGTCTCAAGCCAAGTAGTGAGCCTTGTCATGGATTCTGCATCATTTTTGCTTGTTTCAAGCACATTCAGTCGTTCCTTTTTATCAGACCCGACAGATGGAATACCAACTTCTGTATCGAACTGATCCAGAAGTTTCTCAAATACCTCAATCAACTCTGGTGCAATGAAGTTTTGCTTCAAATCTTTGTTGAAAGATTCCCATGCATCTTGTATGCTTCCTTGCCTATCCTCGCTTTTTATTGATACATCAAAAGCCTCAACCGGATTACCAGATTGAATAGAGTCATAGATTTTTTTCAAGGTCTGAGCTGCGGATTTGTTTTTCGCAGCTATCAAAAATGCAAGTTTTGAATTAAAAACATTCATATCAAATGCACTTGCTACCAGTGCTAGCTTATAGCTGTAAAAACCTATGATATCCCCAATTCCGCAGAAAGTTGGTCTTAGATAGATGACAGAGCAATCTTTTCCAATCTCCATGTCCTCCATGTCAATCTCTGCATTGCTTGCATATGTGTGTATAGTAGCTGTGGTTGGCTTAAAATAAATACTGTATCCTGTCAGCATTGGGTATTGTGCAATCAGACCATAAAGATCTGTCTTTGTGATGCAAATATACCCACCGAAAAGCAGGCAATATTTGAAGTAATCAATATCAATAGTTCCATTGTATGTGATGTCAAGAATAGAACATACACGCTCATAAAGCATCCGATCAAACGTATCTGTGTATAAGCTATCCACTTTTATTCCGGATGGCTGGAAGTAATTTGTGCAAATGTTTATTTTATCGAAATTAACCGGTGTCCACATGTTTATCTCCTCTTTTCTATTCAAAATAAAACCCGTTATTTAGGTAGCTGCTTACCTGTTCTTGATCTCCCTCAAATCCTGCAATCTGGATAGATGCATTCCGGCACTTTACAAAGCCAGTCAGTCCAGAAATAGAGCGTACAGTTCCATCTACAAAACCTTCACTTGCTCCATCTGGATTTATGCTTGTGCAGGCATAGCAGATGCTGTTTGCTTCCATATTATTAAGTATACTGCCTATATTTCCAACTGTTCCTACCATGTTAGGCTCCGGAGATGTTAGACTCTGAAAAGCTCCCAACGTATTTGTGATAGCCCCTATTGGGCTACCGGAAGCAAGGCTTGTTCCTGCGTCTATCAAGTTGGTAGTAAGCTGACCAATGTTTGTCGTAGCATACCCAATTTGCACTGGAACGGCAAGCTGGCATTGAAAGTGTGCATATTCATCAGATCCGGATGTCAGCCAAACATCAGCCATGCCGGATACAGCATCAAAGTTATAAGTGGCTTTTAACTGCCCCTTATGAGTCTTTGCTGGATTGATAGGAATAACCCCCACAAATGGAAGCTTTACGCTATACTTTGAAAAAGATGCATTGTAAAATCTAAAATCTGTATCAGCATATAAGGGATTACCAAGGCTTAAATCATAGGAAAAAGTACAAGATGCATCATTTATCAGATAGGCATTTGCATTGCTGTCCCAGTAGCCAAGCTTTACTGTATCTAATATGTTTAGGAACTTATCAACTCTAAAAGGTATCCATTTTAAATCAAGAATATACTCAACCGGATTAAAAAGTAAACGTGTCAATGCTGTTTCCATTACATCCGGAATGGATCCATACGTATACATAAATGAGAACAACTCTTTCATTTGCTTACCTCTTATATAATAGGTGTTTACTCCATTAACTGATACAGTACGCAGTAAATAGTTTGGGGCATACCCATTCACAAACGTATTTATTGGTTGTCCAACAATTGTAGATTGACTTACCCAGTCATTTGTTGGGATATACATGCTATCATTGGCAAGTGTAGTCCGCTTACTGGATCGCTCGATAAAGCATGTATAGTTGCTGATCTCTGTCCGGTAGGTAGCTAGCATGTCCTCACTTGCTGAGATCTCAACCATGTCGTTATTCAGTGAAATGGTTGAATTAATAAAATAGTAATGGTCAGCCCATTTCAGATAGTTAAATTGCAATGCACTATCCAGTGTGAGCTTTAACTTAAATACTGGATTCTGAAAAGTGGTATTTGATTTTAAAAGACAGGGCACAGTAGTGCCCTGTCCTGTTGGTCTTTTGGTGCTGTTTTTTCTTTTTGAAAAATGGAATAAAATAATCTCTGTCATTTTAAGTAAACCTCACCTTTTACTGTGATTGCACAGATCCAACCGGATGGAATACGTACCCACGTTGCTCCGGCATCATCCTTTTTGATATCTTTTACCGTGACTCTGGTTCCCTTTTTCAGACAACCGTCAGAATAAGCATGTTTCATACCATCCCTTGTCAGTTGTGCATAGTTTTTGACCTGCCCCCATACGCTGTAGCGTACATGCAAATGATCAACCATGGTTGTATAGGTTTTTCCAATCGTATAAGTCAATGCTCCTTTTTCTTCTGTCCATACCCGGCGAATGCAAGATAAGTCAGTTCTTCTGCTCACAAAGCTTTTTACCACTCCGATTCCGGGGTTTTGTGAATTATTTTTTCTCCCACCCCTACTCTCAATCATATAGCCATATCCAATGTAAACTGCACAATGGGTAACAGGACTACCAAAAAAGAGAAAATCACCAGGTTTCTGCTGTCCAATCGGAATATTTGTACCAACTTTAGAATAACTGAAGGCATTCAATCTTCCAACATTTGAGCCACTTTTCCTCTGGATCCAATAAAGCAATCCGGAGCAATCAAGCCCCTGTGTGGGGGTTGAGCCACCCCACACATATCTTACTCCAATTAAATCAGTAGCATTCGCTACAAGTTCATTAGCTGTCATATAGTACCTACTTTCCAATTTGTTCGATTAATGTGTTCATTTTTTCCAGAGCGATTGTGTTATTTTTGATCACTTCTGAAAGTGTGTCAACTTCGTTTTTGTGTTCTTCATTGAGTTTATCAACTCGTGCATTGGTCTGGTCGTACATGTACTTTACAAAGTATGCCATGCCAATACAGCAAACGATTGGAAATGCATAATTTCCTAAAACTGTCAAAATTGTGTCTGTCATGATGTTTGTACCTCAAAATAATCGTTGTTTATAGGTGATTCTGGAACACAGTCAGCAAGAACAACAACATCTGCATTAATAGTATCGTAGTTTACAAAAGAAAACTTGCTGGCATCCGGAAAACCATAATAACTTTCAAATTTTAAATCAACAAAACCATTGTATCTGCTAAATCTGACTAATTTGATGCCATCATAAGTAAGATACACACTGTCACTGGGAGCGCTAATAAATATTCTTCTTACTCCGACCTTTCTAAAAGGCAATTTTACAACGATACTCCCCCCACTAGGAATTTGTAAAGGTGCTACTAACATATTATACCCCCTCCCCCAGTACATAAAGGATTGCATTGTGTGTGAAATTGTTCCATGCATTGAAGCGGTAGTGATTGAAGATATTGTAATAACCGCCTGCTGCATTGAATGGTGTAGCTGCTGAGTACATCCACTGATTATTTACTCCCATAGCCCTGCGGTCATATAAAAGACCAAGCACATATGGTAGATTTACTGGTGACTTAGCTATTTTGGAAACTCCGTTTGTATCAATGATGTTAGGTGTAATATTGATTGCTGGGCTGTCAAACTCCTGCCAGCCGTTTACAAGCTCTTTGTCAGCAATCTTTAACTGTTCATCATTAAAGACTGTCGGAAATACCTGTGTTTCAGAATCAATCCAGAAATCCGTGTACATAAGCAGTTTCTGGTTCTCCGGACGTGTAAAGCGTAGGATATCTTTTCCAGTCAGATTCATGTGATACTTTGTTGTACGATCCTGCATCTTTTTGGAATCTTTCTTGATTCTTGCAACTACAAAAGCCATGAAATCCCTGTGATGCTCCGGGCTTAAAAGCTGCTTTCTTGTCAACTCTGTTCCATAAGCTGTATTGTATTCCTTTACAAGATCCACCTCATTTGTTCCAAGAGAGGAAATGCCTGCCATGAAGTTGAGCACCGTCAGTCTGCGTTTTGCTTCATTTCTTGATTCAATATCATTGTAGTAAGCTGCCATGTATGAGCTTACAAACATCAGAAATTCTGCTTCGTTGGAAAAAGCCAATGCCAGCTGATCCCGGAATCGTGTAATATGCGACTGTAACACTTTACTTCCGTAGAATTTTAATTCTACTACTTTCGGAGCATTGATTTTATACATGTCAACCGACTGACCATCTGCAAGCTGATTTTCATTTAAGTCTGTATTCCAATCCTGTGAAGCTTCTGCATCCAACGGAAGTGAAATGATCTCACGTGTGATAGCTCCCCAGCGTTCATTATTCTCAATGATGGAACGGAATACTCCGGATTTGTATTTTTCCATTTCAAAGTAAGTCCGTCCGCACCACTGACTTAATGCTTTTAAAGTTGGTTCTACGCCTGTCCGCAACATGGTTTCACCAACCGACACAAAGGAACTTGTATCTACTGCTTTGATGTTTTCACGCCCTGTAGCCATCTTGTATAAATCATTGATGATTAAATAGGCGTCCTGGACTACTAAACTGTTTGCCATTTATTTACCCTCCTTAATTCATGAGTTTCATAAGGTCTTCTGCTACGTTGTCAGAAGTCCGCTGTGTTGTTCCGGTTTTCCCGGATGCTGACAGGTTCCCAGCCTGCAAGGTAGCAGTCAAGGTATTGATCGCTGTCAGCAATGCTGTATTGGTTGCATCCTGTCCCGGAGTTGGAATCTGTACCGGAGTAGTCTGCTGCGGAGTACCCTGTTCCGTAGTTGAAATCTGTCCAAGTCCGGACATGCTCTGAGCGTTCAGAATCCCCATTATCTCATTTTTTGTAAATCCAAGTTTTCCAAGTTCTAAAATCTTATCTACTTTCATTTTTATCTCCTTTTCTGCCGGAAGTTAATTAAAATAGGTCAACGCTTCCGGGTAATCATCCCACGGCATCCGCTTCCGGCGGTCGATTTAGCCACGTTGACCTAAGTAAAATATAAGTCTATTTGAATAATTTGTCAATATAAAATTTTACGGAAATATTCTGATAACTTATCCTATTTGTCAGACGATAGCTGTCAATCCAGCCGTAAAAGCATGTGAATTGGTCTTTTCCATGTTGGGTGTCCTCAAACACATCTTTACAAGACCCAGAAACATGATCTGACACATACAAGTGTGCTTTCGATTTATGCTCATAAATTGCAACTTTTCCAATCACACAAATAAGCTTGTATTGTCGTATGTCCTCTGATTTGATAGCCGACACATCATCATACGCAAATTCATTTGATAAAGCCATCTTTGCAAAGTCTGTATCACCCGATAAAGCCCGATACAAAGCAGTATCTTTTTTCTTTTCTGAAATTGGGGAATCATTTATCAGAACCAAGATGATTCCTCTCTCTTTGAGCATGGAAAACTCCTGCTTATTCTTTTTCATTCTCTCCAATATTGGAAGCAAACCAAAAGCTTGCACTATTGCATTATCCAAGGTGTTAGAATTTGAAGCAAGCCACCAGCGGAACGGTTTCTTTCCTTGTAGCTCCCTGTTTGCTGAGATTGTTTCGACAGCATTTAAAAAAGCATCATCCTCCCCACTGATTGATTTAGCAATCTTCTCCGGGATAAACTCATCATAAATGCCCTCAGAGAAATCCGAACCAGAGAAACCACGGTTGTTGTGCATAGAGGTAAGACAGAATGCCTCACCTCTATATACTTCTTCATCCTCTGTTTGCTCCATGATCTTAATGCGTCCGTATTCTCCTCTGGGTTTTTCGAAGTGAAAAAACCTGTTCATATCTTTGTTTATGTCCAGCCAGGGGTCAAACTCCGGAAGAAATACTTTTGTCAGTTGCTCTTTTGTGCGTCTCATGTAAATGATCTTCTCATTTTTCGAAAAGACATCATTGATAAAGTGCTGGAAGATACCATACGTTTTTCCGGTTCGTCTTGCTCCAATGATAAAGATAAAGTTAATTTTATTTTTATCAGCAAGCTGGACAATCCTTGGAATGTCCAGCCAGCCGTTTTTATCATAGATGTTCATTACTGAAATCCTCCCCCGGAGAACGTAGGCTGTGAAGTCTGATTACATTCATAGTACTTTTTCACACATGCATCCTGCAAAAGCTTCACCCACTCTTTATCAAGTGAGTAGACTGAATTATAGTATTTTCCATCTTTTCCTTTTGTACTTGGAAATGACAGGAAAAGTCCGTCTTTCCCCTCAACCAGTGTGAGTCCTTTAATTACAAGTGTATCCTCCAGAGCCAGATCAACAAAGGCTTTTGTTTTTGAACTACCGTTATAAGGTTTGCAAATGATTTTTACATTTGATTTTAACATAGTATTTTCTCCTTTTATTCACATAATCTTCTTGTTGGTTCAACCAGTTTCCAATTTGATGGTGATGTCTCTTTTATAAAAATACAGCAATCATCACTATCAATGAGTGGGCAATCCTCACATGTATTGTCTTTTGATGCATCATATAATTCATAAATTGCCGTCATCTTTGCACCTCCTTTACATCAATTCTAATGATTTTTCCTACTTTGTAAGCTACGATACTGATTTCATCATCCTCATAGGTTACTTTTCGCAAGCTGCTTGTTCGCAATGTTTCATAGATTTCTGACATATCAAGCATTTTTCCCTCACCTCCTTTATACAGTTTAACTTATTTATGTTACAAAACCATTACAAATTTATAACAATTCTATTCATATACCGTATCTTCCATTTCAAACGGCAACGGCAATCCTGTTTCTTTATCATATGGAATCGTATGATCCAATTCATATTCTGTATCACTCAACCGGATAGCACAGCCATATTCAATCCTGCATCCGTCAATGGTCGGTTCATTAATCCCGTCATGAAAAAGATACTCCGTTTTCATTTTCCAGTGTGGATCTCTATAATCATTTGCCCTGCGGTAGTTCCTGCGGAATGTAAGATCATTCTTAAATATAAAGCCTTTTCGAAAATTCGTTATGTCATCATCAAGACAATAGATTCCCTCTTTTGGTACTCCTGCAACCGTCAGATGCAAGGATGCATCTTTTTTTAAGCGGTAGCAATAACGCTTACTACCCATCGTTATAAACTCACTGTATATTCCGTCAAACTCAGCGATACCCAGACGGAATGTTTTGCCCTTATACTCAACTACTCCGATGTTTCTTTTTTGTGACATTTCAACTATGGACTGATTAAATGCATCCAGTTTATCATGATCCCAGTCTGCGCCCTTAACGGAATCTGTGTCAGAGTATAGCCACCTCCGGCAACAAGCTCCCAACCGGAAAAGAAATGCCTGTGCATAAGCTGTGATAAAAACCCCCCACTGGTAGGGCATGAAGTTGTTTTTATTTTTGTAAAACTTTTCAAGTTCTTTCTCTCTGTCCTCTGGCTCTTTTGATTCCCACTCTCCGGATTCCATAAGCTCTGTACATAAGATCTGAATGATCCGCTGTACAGTCATGCCGTACATTCCATTTAACTCACCTTTTGAGATCATGTAGTTTGCTTCATCCAAACCTTTAAGGGTGCATTTTTTAAAAAACAATTCCATCAAGTAATCAGTAAACCACTCCGGCAAGTAGTCTTTTGTAGCTCTCATGACTTTTGACACATCAGCCCAGTCATAGTCATAACTTGACAGAATGACTTCTAAGTCTGGATCTGTAAAGGGATATATGACAAGATCAGCGTTTACGATCTTTCCGTTATCTAGGTTATCATGAAACTGCTCTTTTTTGCTTTTTGCTTCCGGAAAAACACAAACTTTTGCTTTTGAAAAAGCCAGCGGCGGCATAGGACACTCTTTTTTCAGTCTCAGATTCTTTAATCTTATATAGCCGGAAAATGCATACTCTTCTTTCAGTTCCATAATGTCTTTTAATGTTATACTATTTGTATAACAAAATTTCGTCATTGGAAACTTACAATAGCACATCCAAGCGATATAAGAACTTGCAAAGTCATAACACTCAACAGGTTCTTTTATCAATTGATTAACATAGTACCTGTTTGCATGGGCATACCCCCCATGATAGCAATCAATCATCTGGTCATACTGTTCAAGCGTTAATGCCATTTGCTCAAATTGCTTGCGCCATTTCTTATCTTTTCTTGATCTTCTGCGAGCGTTAGTCCGGATAAAGCCAGTGTTTGTCAGTGGACAGTTTGCCACATTGAACCCTCGCTGATCAATGTATTTGCGTAGTGCCTTGCACAAACTTATCGTATCAGTACAGACATATGCTATTTCTTTTGCTGTACGTGGGCTATCCGGAGTTCGAAACTTCTTATAGTCCCATGTTCCGACAGCTTTCTCAGTGGTTCCCATGTCTTTACAAAGCTTTTCTAATGACCGCTGTGTCAAGATAAGACTATCCCGGAACTCAATCCCTTGTCCTGTCCATTTCATAAAGATGTACTTATGTGTTTTAGCAGCTAATGACTTGTCCGGATTTCCCCATTTCTGGAAAAAATGATTACGGAGAAAAACATAGTCATAAGGGAAATTATGAATAAAAAATCTTACAAGGTGGCTGTCATCAGCATGTAATGTGGTACAGATTCTGTCTATCGTGTCTATCAGATCAGAAACATGATTTCCATAAATGCAGCAGTCATTCTCTATCGTTATAGTCCAATCAGTAACAAAACCAATGCTTTTGTTAAGATAGACAAAAGTCTCCGTATCAACAGTTATTATTTTTTCATAGACACCTAGATAATGACCTGCATTGGATCTTCGAATAAAATCACCATTAAACAGTCGCATATAATCATAGTTTTTAAAATAAATAACTGGATATCCTGCGACTATCATATTTTACCCCCCTGCTATGGTCTGTACTTCAAAGCCTCAGCCTCACCAGAAAATCCAAGTCGTTTGGCTATCACGTCAGCCATCTCATCATCTGTACGCTCCCTGAATTGTTCCAAATCCTCTATTATTTTTTTGACTGTAGACTTATCCAGTTTGTGACTAATGATTCGAATTGTCTGCTTGCTATCATAAAAGTTTTGCATCCACTTCCATACCTCAGATTTGAAAAAAAGTTTCATTTCTGATTTTGACTTAAAAGTGATTCCATATTCATCAGATAGCATTTTTTGACGTTTATCAATGATTTCTCTCCAACCCTGCACAGTGCTACTTTTTTCTTTGAGAACTTTTTGTATGGCTTTGACTTGTGTTCTAGGCAAGCCTTTATACTTTTCATTTTCCAAGTTTTCCGGAATGGTTGATCTCCCTGGAAAAAATCTTGCAAGCAGATCTTGGTAATCTGCATACGCTCCTCCAACTTCTGAATCAAATCCTTTTGCCTTTAATCTACGCATACGCTGATTCAGACGTTTTGCAAGCTGTCTGCGGAGCTGTAAAGCTTCCAGCGTAGTTAGCATATTTGGGTTGAGATTCAGACCCTTTGACGTAGTAGGGATTTTAGGATTCTTTGGCATATTTGAGTACCCCCATTATTTCATCATATAGTTTATGATTAAACCTGTCGCACAATATCTTACTCCATTCTTCATAGTATCTATACTCTTTGTCACTAATATATTTTTGTTCACTCAAATATATATAAAGTTTTGCAAAAATGTAATAGTTTTCAACCATTATTTTTGCATCATTGATAGTATCCTTTACTCTAACTAGTGCACAAAGAGTGTTATTTTTTCTTCGTATTTCGATTCTTGATTCTGCTTTATTATACATAGTTTTTCGTAAAATTCTTGAAATAACTATGATTATGTCTGAATATCTTAATTCTATCATGTCTGTTCTATCAAGATCTGATTTTGATTTCATAAGAGTTACTACCGGGGATTTTACCCCGGTGTTCGTATATTTGATTTTTGTGTATTTTGATTTCATTTACTGTTCCTCCTTTAAAATCATGATATCACTGAATATCTCAATGGCTTCCTTATCACTTGATGCATTGATTTCCTCAACTTCGTCAAACCCTCCCTCAGAAGCATCAGCAAAGTATCTTGTTCCATTATACTCCTTATAAAGTGTGTATGGGTAGCCCCAACTTGTTTCAATGGTCATGATCTCTTTTCCAACATATACTCTATGACGTCCGTTTAAGATCATTCCTCTTTTCATATCATATTCCCTCCTGCCTTGTTGGCTGTGCTGTATTGATTTGTTGAGTTTATT